ACTAGATATGGGAGACTATAACATTACAGATGTGTTGACAGCACCATATATATTTACATAGCAAAAGATCAAGGTATAGTTAGGGAACGTCTTTTATAGACGCAATAAAACGGAAACCAAACCAAGAGAACAAACATGGAAGAACTCAAGCCAGAGACTATTAAGATAGTCACACCGAATCCTACTAACTTTAGGTATTCATATCTTGTAACCCCTGACGAGTACAAGGGTGTCAAGAAATACAAGGCAGAATGTCTTATTAAGAAAGGCATAATGATGAAAGATGAAATGGGTAGAGAGGTTGATGCAGTAGAACATATCTACTCACAGCTAGAAGAACTACTAGAAAGATGGAAGGTTGCACTAAAGGAACATTATCCAGATAGAAAGTTTACACTTACAAAAAATAAGTTTGGCGAACCTGCACTTCCTTATTACCTAGAAGATGAACACCTAGTTATCAAGACCAGCAAGAAAGCTGGTGGAGTAAAACAAAATGGCGAGGTATGGACTAATCCACCTGTTACTTTCTGGGCTAACGAAGACCCACTACGTCTAATGACAGACGAAGAGAAAGAACAGTATGAAAAGATTAGCCCTATGACAGAAGGGCAGATGTCTATGAAGTGTAGTGGCTATGACGCAGGTGCTAATGGTGTCGGTATCAGATGCCAACCTTTGCAAGTCATAGTAAGAAAGCACGTTGAATGGACAGGTAGCCCAGACTTTCAAGCAGAAGCACCGAGTAGTTATGAAGAGAAAAGTACTGCGTCAACAGCAGCCGACTTCTAAATACAAGAGTAAATTTGAAAGTCAATTTGCTGACAACTTAACCAAAAAGAAAATTATCTTTACCTATGAAACTCTCAGCATTGACTATGAAATTACTTGCACCTATCGGCCTGACTTTATCCTCAACAATTTTATTGTGGAAACAAAGGGCTACTTCTCAAAAGAAGATAGACGCAAGCATCTTGCAATTAAGGAGAAAAGACCCGACTTAGATATAAGGTTCTGTTTTCAAAATAGCAGAACCAAACTATCCAAAGCCAAGAACTCTATCTCTTATGCCAAGTGGTGTGAGAGACATGGGTTCCAATACTGCGACAAATTTATTCCTGATGATTGGTATGAAGAGCCAATACAAAAACAAAATAGTTTGCCCTGAGTGCGGTAAAAAAAACTGTGCAGTCTTTGATGATGGACACCACCATTGCTTCACTATGGACTGTGGCTACACCTACTACCCAAACAAAAAAGAAAAGCAAGTGACCAGTAAGATCATTCCTATATACAAACCAAACCCACAGTTACTTAAAGTAACACCGATTGCTTTACCTAAACGTGGAATCACTAAGGAGACTTCAGAACTATTTGGTTATGGTATGTCAGAGTACAGAAGACAACCAGTACAGGTAGCTACATATAAAGATCAGAAAGGTAATGATGTTGCACAACATATACGCTTTCAAGATAAGAAGTTTATATGGATAGGGGATATGTCAAAGGTACAACTATGGGGTCAGCATCTTTGGCGACAGCATGGCGGTAATGGTTCTGTCTTCATAACTGTCTGCGAAGGAGAAATAGATTGCATGAGTGCTAGTCAGATACAAGGTAATAAGTTTCCATGTGTGTCTATACCATCAGGAGTACAATCAGCAGCCAAGTATTTAGCAGCTAATTACAAATGGCTTGATAGTTTTTGTCGTATAGTTATTTGCTTTGACAATGATGAAGCAGGTAACAAAGCAGCAGAGAAATGTATGGAGGTCTTGCCAAGAGGTAAGGCAGCCATAGCAAGACTAGATCGTAATGATATAAACGATCATCTTGTATTAGGTGAAGGTGATCTTATAAAAGACAGACTATGGAAAGCAAGACCAGTTAGACCTGACTCTCTTATCAATGCAGCAGACGCTTGGGATTTGTTTACCAAAGAAACAAGTAAACCTGTATCAGACTTTCCATTTCCAAAGCTAAACGAATACACAAGAGGTTTGTTTCCTAGTCAGATATTTACAGTAGCTAGTGCTAGTGGTGCAGGGAAGTCCACGATATGCAGGGAATTATGCCACCACTTCCTTAAAAGAAATATCAAGGTTGGTTACATTGGGTTAGAAGAATCAGTACAAAGAACTCTTCAAGGTCTTGTAGGTATTGACTTGAACATTCCTTTGCACTTAAATGAAGATGGCATAACTAAAGATGATCTGCGGATTGCGTTTGATAACCTCACATCAACACGCAATCTTTTTTTATACAACCACTTTGGAAGTCTTGAGCCTGATGTATTACTAGAACAGATAAGATATTTAGCTACTGTTGATGGAGTAAAGGTAGTCATACTAGATCATATAAGCATTGTCTTGTCTGGTCTTGAACTAGATAATGAACGCAAAGCAATAGATATAATAATGACCAAGCTTAGAAGTTTGAGTGAAGCAACTGGTATAGCTATTGTATTGGTCAGCCATCTACGCAGACCACAAGGACAATCACATGAGTCTGGTAGAGAGGTAGATACCTCAGACTTAAGAGGTAGCCATAGTCTTCTTCAACTTTCAGATGTTGTACTATCTGCATCAAGAAACCAGACAGGAGATGCTAGTGAAAGACAAAGATTACAGCTAAAGGTACTGAAGTCTAGGCATACTGGTATGACAGGAGAAGTAGATAAATTATTGTACGACCAAAAGACAGGTCGGCTTGTTGTATATGAGGATTTTATTTAGCTATGACTTTACTTATTGATGCTGATTGGTTGATCTACAATTCTTGCTGTGCCTGTGAGCAAGACACAAGATGGAATGATTGGGAGCATACTCTTCACTCTGATGAAAGAGACATACTTAATCTCATAGAGAATAGACTAGATGTTTATAGAAGTATTGCTGACAGTAAGCATGACATAGTTATGTGCTTTACTTCCTACCCTACATTTCGACATGAGATATTTCCTGAGTACAAGATCAACAGGATAGGTAAACGTAAACCACTAGCACTCAAAAGTGTTATCAAAGAAGTAAAAGAAAGATATGAAACTGTAGCCTATGAAAACCTAGAAGGAGATGACGTACTTGGTTTGCTTGCTACTAATGGCAAATACAAAGACCCGATAATAGTTTCAGTTGATAAAGATATGAGAACACTACCATGCAAACTTATAGCTGATGATTCGATAGAACATATTACTAACAAGAAAGCAGATAGGCATTGGTTTGAGATGTCGTTAGCTGGTGATGCTGGTGATGGGATACTAGGTATCAAAGGTATGGGTATGGTTACTGCTTCAAAGACTCTAGCTAATACACCTGATACCAAAGAAGCACTATGGTCTAAGGTACAGGAGACATATACTAAGAAAGGTTATACGATCGCTGATGCTATCTTGAACGCAAGGCTTACAAGAATATTGAGAGAAGGAGATTATGATTACAATACAGGTGAAGTAAAACTTTGGAACCCATAAAGAAAACCCCAAGAGGAACCACACCCTTGAGGTTTTCTTAGCGTTGCAACAAGGTAACCACTCCTTGTTACTTTTACATTAACATATAATATAGAGATAGCTCTTTAATTTTTGTGTCTTTACCAGTAATTACTGACGAACTTATACAAGCTTTAGATGCTGTGTTTCCTAACAGATGCCCAGACCTATCGCTATCAGATCGAGAAGTGTGGTATCGTGCAGGGCAGAGGTCTGTTGTTGATTATCTAATTGAACAGCAACTAAGACAAAAAGAAACTATGTTAACTAACAGAGTATTGGAGAACTAGCCATGTGTCTTGGTCGTAGTCGAACACCACAAAAACCTAAACGTCAATATCAAAACAATCCTGTAACTGTAACTGGTACACAGACAGGAGTTGATAATCCTATTGATACAGCGAGTGCAACAGAATCTTTAATGATAGATAGACAGCAAGAGGAAGCGTCTATGAGTCAAGTAGACCCAAACCTTACAACTACTAATTTACTTTCTGGTAATAGCGGTGGACAAGTGGCACGAAATAGACGTAGTGCTAGAATGAGAAGACGAGGAAGTAGGAGATAAAAAGCATGTGTTTAAGTCCTCCAAAACCACCACCATTACCAGAGCCAGAGCCAGTTGATTCTGCTATAGAACAAACTGCTTCAGCAGTTGTTGTTGGCGATCAAAGAACACAAGAAGCAGAAAGAAGAAGAAGGAGAGGTTCGGGTACTACTTTACAAAGACTTGGTACAAGATCATTACAAATACCTTTGCTTACAAATTCAACGCAACAAGGTTCTAACTTAAATTATCCAGTTTAATATGGAATATTCAGCACAAGGAACGACAGCAGCAGGTAGATACGAAGCACTTGTTAGTAGCAGGTCTGTCTATGATAGAGAAGCAAAAGAATCTTCTAAGCTAACCATACCTAGTCTAATACCAGAACAGACATCAGGTACTAGAGCTAGGATTAAGACACCATTTCAAGCAACAGGAAGTCGTGGTGTAAATTCTTTATCAAATAAATTATTAATGACTTTGCTGCCACCAAGCACAGCATTTTTTAAACTTGATATTGATGATCTTGAAATAAGAAAGCAAGGGCAAGAAGCACTACAAAGTGAAATAGATAAAGGATTACGCACAATAGAAAATGCTTTAATGAGTGAGATAGAAATATCTAACGATAGAGTTGCTATGTTTGAAGCACTTAAACATCTTGTGGTATCAGGTAATGTCTTGTTATATCTGACAGATAAAGGATTGAAAGTTTATCCTCTTTCTAAATATGTTTGTAAACGTGATGAAGTTGGTAATGTTTTAGAAATACTTATAAAAGAAACAGTACACCCACAAGCTCTACCTCTTGAGTTTTTAGAACAGATCAAGAAGAAAGAGAACTATGACGCAGAAACAATGAAGGGCGACTTAGATATATATACATCTATCAAGAGAATGAATGATGACTTTTTCTGGTTTCAAGAATGTAAAGGAGAAAAGATACCAAATACAGATGGTAGATCAAAGGTAGATGTAACTCCTTTTATTCCTCTTAGATTTATTAGAGTTGATGGAGAAGATTATGGTAGAGGGTATGTAGAAGAATACAGAGGAGACTTAATTAGCCTTGAGTCTTTGATGCAAGCAATAATAGAAGGTGCTGCTGCCAGTGCCAAGACTTTATTTCTGGTCAATCCCAATGGAATCACAAGAGCTTCGACCATAAGCAAAGCACCGAATGGAGCGATTCGAGAAGGTACAGCAGCAGATATTTCTGTCATGCAAGTCGGTAAGAGTGCAGACTTCTCTGTTGCTTTTAGTGCAATACAAAGAATAGAAGCAAGACTTGAGTTTGCTTTTTTGATGGCAAGATCAGTACAACGTGATGCAGAAAGAGTAACAGCAGCCGAGATAAATCTTATGGCACAAGAACTAGAGAATAGTCTTGGTGGTATCTATAGTATCTTGACTCAAGAGTTTCAACTACCATATCTAAGAAGACGTATGCACCTATTGGTAAGACAAGGTAAAGTTCCAAAGCTGCCTGATGAACTGGTCAAACCTAAGATAGTGACAGGACTTCAAGGACTTGGTAGAGGTAATGATAGAAACAAACTGATTGAGTTTATTACAACTGTAGCTCAAGCATTAGGACCAGATGTAATGAGACAGTACGTGAATGTAGATGAAGCGGTCAAACGTCTTGCTACCAGTATCGGTATAGATACTGCTAACCTAGTAAAAACACAAGAGGAGATCCAAGCAGAACAACAGGCTGCTGCACAACAACAGCTTATTCAAAGTCTTGGACCTGCTGCTTTGGGTTCACGTTTACTTGATCCTAAAGTAAATGCAGAAGCAGGTTTAGCTGATGCACAAACACAACAACTACAACAAGGAGGAACCCCTGATGCCAACCAAGAAGCCTAGTAGAAAAAGAGATGAAGACGGAAAGTTTGTCTCTGAAAAAGCAGTCGTTAGTCGTGTAGGAGAGTACGAAGAAAACCCTGTACCAGAGAAGTCGGGTGATTACGTCACTGGACATGGCAACACAATTCACTATAGTTAAAAGAAAAAACCACTATGACTTCATCACAAGTACAAGTATCTGAAACACCACCAATGTCACAACAAGATCTTGAAGGTCTTAAAGATGAAAATGGTTTGTATGCTGGTAAGTTTAAAACTGTAGAAGATTTAGCAAACAGTTACAAAGAACTAGAAGGTAAGCTTGGTTCTGTTACAGAAGAAGATCAAGTATCTGAATCAACAGAAGAAACTACAGGAGTACCAGAAGGGTATGAAGAATACTATCAAGAAGATGGAACTGTAGATTACAACTCTGTAAATGAAAACTATGGAGAAATTTTAGGCGAGCTATTTAAAGAAAACAACATTGACCCATACAAGATTAGTGCTGAGTTTCATAAAAATGAAGGAGAGATACCAGAAGAAATGTATCAATCTTTATTAGATGCAGGTCTATCTAAAAATTCTATTGATACATACCTTACTGGTAGATCAATAGAAAGTGGATATATTGAGGGTGAAGAAGGTGCAGTAGAAGAACTAGCACAGGAAGAAGTAAAAGGTATTAGAGATTCTATAGGTGGAGATGAAGCCTATGGCAAGATGGTTAGTTGGGCTTTAGAAAATCTATCCAAGCCAGAGATAGAAGCTTTCAATGAAGCAACAAACACAATGTCTGGACCACAACTTAGTATGATGGTACAAGGACTATATACTAGATACCAAAACGCTATGGGAGTTGAACCAAGTCTTTACTCAGGTCGTGCTGCAACAAGTGGACCTACACCTTACAGATCAACAGCAGAGGTAGTAGCTGCTATGTCTGACAAGAGATATGGTAAAGATGTTACCTACACAGAAGACGTACAAAGACGTTTAGCTGGTAGTGATGTATTCGGCTAATGGCTAAGTTATGTGCCAGAGGTAAAGCAGCAGCAAAGCGTAAGTTCAAGGTTTACCCCTCCGCTTACGCTAATGCTTATGCTGTAAAAGTTTGCAAAGGACAAGTCAAAGGACCAGATGGAAAGAAACGAACTGCATCTGGTTACACAAGAAAATCATTAAGAGTTGCGTAATGGCAAAACTAACACCCAAGCAGATAGTTACTCTCAACAAACATTCAAAGCATCATTCCAAAAAACACATGGACTTGATGAAGAAGCTTATGCGTGAAGGTAAAACATTTAAAGCTGCACATACAGCAGCACAAAAAGAAGTAGGCAAATGAGTTTACGCAGATGGTTTAAGGAAGAATGGGTAGATGTTAAAACAGGCAAACCTTGTGGTCGGCAGAAAGGAGAGAAGCGTGGTGGCTACCCTGCTTGCAGACCTTCAAAAAGAGTTAGTAAAGATACCCCAAAGACTACAAAAGAAATGAGTAGTGCAGAGAAAAAAAGATTTAAAGCAAGCAAGACCAGTTCAAAAAAAATATCTTATCAACATAGACGTAATAGTTTAAAAATTAAGTAATAGTGTTATATTTGAAATAGCTTACATCTTTTATGTCTGTATCAATGACCAAGAAGGATAAAGACCCCACTGGTGGTCTTACTGCTTCTGGTCGTAGAAAATACAACAAAGCAACAGGTGGAAACTTGCAAGCTCCTGTTACTAAAAAGAAAGGTCTAACCAAAGCAGAGAAAGGCAGAAGAAAATCTTTTTGTGCCAGAATGTCTAAGGTAAAAGGACCCTTAAAAAAAGATGGCAAGTTAACTCGCAAAGCTCTTGCACTACGCAAGTGGAATTGTGGGTCTGTAAAAACTTAACAGAGTAGAAATCTAAATATCCTTGTGCCTGATGCGTCAGATACCACTTGAGAGAAAGGATTGAAACGAAGTTAGTTACTCAATTTGTAAATTTTATCAAGGAGTTTTCCTATGGCTAACGCCACAGTATCTCGTCTTGGTTTGGTCAACAATACAGGAACAGCGTTTGATGCGTTATTCCTTAAGGTATTCTCTGGTGAAGTTCTAACAGCTTTTGCTAGAAACAATATCTTTAACGAGCAACTTCATTCAGTTCGTACTATCACAAGTGGTAAATCAGCCCAGTTTCCTGTTCTTGGAACTGCCACTGCTGCATACCATACAGTAGGAACTCCTCTTGTTGGTGCTAACCAAATCAAGGCAAATGAAAAGATTATCAACATTGATGATCTTCTAATTGCA